CCTTCTTATCGCTTTTACCTATGTTGAGTTTACCTTTTTTAAACTCCTTCATAACCTTTTTAACCTTTTTTTGAGGTTTTGTCATCTTCTTACTCATCGTCTCTCCTAATTATCACATTACTAGGGCCCATATCTTTAGCACTTGGCAACGTTTTAGATAAAATTGTCTTTTCGATTGATGTATTAGCTCTTAATTTTGCTAGATCTTCGTTTTGTTCAAGTTTTTCGTCTTGATTTTCTTGATTCATCATCGCTCTCATCTTATCAAGGTTAATTCTTTCCTCACCTTCTTGTTTTTTTCTAGCATTTTCTTGTGCTTGAAGGTCTAGTTCTCTTGCTCTTAACTTAGCGATAGGATCATTATCAAATTGAGACGTAATTTTCTTCTCTTCCTTCATAAATTCTTCCATCATGTCGGCAATTAGTTGTGCTTTTCTTGCTTCAATTTTTTCTGCTATCATTTTTAATTGCATTTGCATTTGTGGGTTTTGCATTGCTTGAGGATTTTGTCTCATCGCCATAATTTGTTGCATCTCTTGTCTAAATTCTACTTCAACTTGCTCTTGTGCCATCAAAGAAATATGCTCAAAACAGTTTTTCTCAAGGGCAGCCATAATCATTGGGTTATTTCTAGCCATGTTTGTTGCCATAAAATTTAAATGTGAAGTTATGTGCGCTCTATGATCTTGACCTGGAAAGGCTTGGAACGGTCTCCCAGCAAGAGCATCGATGTGCTCTAACGCTGGGTCCTTTGGTGCGGGAATAGGGGGTCGTTTTAAAAGTTTATCAATATCTTTAACACCCAACGCTTCATACATGTTTCTGTAAGCTTGATATAAATTATGAATTTGTGGATTAGATTGAGCCAGCTGCAGTTCCGACTGTGCGAGGGAAATACGCTGTGTCTGAGAAAATATATTTGGATCTGCAACCGGCAATATATCTACTCTATCGTCAAAGTCTTGTTGCTTAATCATTCTTTGACCACCAACAACATCGTAGGGATATTCTTGTGGTAGATATAACTTGAAAACTCTTGCCATTAATTTGAATTCTTGTTTTAGAGCTGCGTAAATTCTTTTGTGAATGGCAGACATTGTTCTGCTGCCTCTTTCCAACAAGGCTACTGTCGTACCCACTGCCGCTTGTTGATTACCCTCACCTACTTGCAAGTCTGCTATTGAAGCGAATCTTTGACCTGCTTGTACTACGACGCCCATAAGTGCTAATAAGGTTTGTGATGGTTCCTTGAAAGGAAGCATCATGAATGAGTCTCTGATGTTACCACCTGGTGCATCTACATCTCTAAATTCACCTGGTTGTATAGACTGCGCATCATCTCTAATTCTGATTCCTCTTTGTTTAAATCCTGCTGGTAAGTTTGATAAAGTTCCTGCGTCTAGTAATTGTCTTAATGCAGCCGTAGCTGTTCTTGATAGTCCACCAATCATATGTATTAAACCAAAACCATAAAAACCAAGTCCTGGTAAAAATTTAAAATGTACAAAGTAATCTACTTTGTTTCTTAGTGGATCACCTATTTCGTAATTTCTTTTGATTGATAAAATTTCTCTAGAATTTTCTTCGATAGTTACAACATATGGAAGTTTAATTCCTGTTGGCTCACCATCATCTCCCATGTCTTCAAACCCCTCAAGATCTAAATTAACATGACACTCTAATAAATTAAATACATCTTCGTCTCTGCCTTTTGATGAACCTTCTAATTCACGTTCTTTTTTCTCTACTTCAGTTTCATTAACGGGACCTGGTTTTAATTCTACATCTCTGTAGAAACCAGCCACTTGTTGTTTTCTTAATTCGTTTTCAGATATTTGAACCCGATGAATGATTGACTCCGCATCATCTAATGAGGTAGCTGTATACGGCACAATCAAATCATCTGCGGGAACAAATTTAGAGCAAGCCATTGATGTTGCTTCGTCATAATAGACTTTTTTAAAAGCAGAGCCTGCTAGTGGTAAATGAAATAATAATGAATCAAAATCTGGTTCATAATCTTTCATCTTTTCCATGATCTGATAGTTCATGAAATCTTTTACTCTTTGAGATTGTTGTTCTTTGTCTGGTGTTGGTACACCTAAAATTTGTGTTCTAACTGGACCCTCTGCAGGTAATAATTCTTTGTAAGCTAGTGCTTGAAATTGTGTGACAGCTTCAGCTAGTACAGGGTGAGTTGCACCTGATGCACCTTGAAAAGGTTCTGTTCTATTGTCGTATTTAAATCCTAATAAATCTAAACCTTCTCTGTAACCTCTTTCCCAATCTTTTCTAGAGTTTTTGTAATCTTGGTAATTTTGATAAAGTGTTGAACCTAATCTTCCTAAAACATCATCAGGTAAATGTTCTGCTAAATTAGCGTAATGTTCTTCTCCACCCTCAACAGATCCTATTGACGGATCATAGTTTATATCTACAGATCCATCTTCGTTTTCTGTGACTTCTACTGGCGGACCTTGTTCCGCAACTTTCTGTTGCTCTTCTTCTTGAGCGACTTCTAACTCTTCAGGTGATGGTACTTTTATCTCTTGCTCTACGTTTGGAAGAGACTTGTCTATGTCTGCCATTTATTTTCTCCAGTTTCACAGGTTTAACAGTATTATAATTAATAAGCAAGCCCTCAGACTGAGGACCGGATTTAGGGGGTATTGTTTTGGTTAGTTTAGTCATCAGCAAAATCTGTTGGGTCTATATCACCATAGGGGTCATTTATATCAGCCCTAAGACTTTCGTCTGTGCTTGCTCCTCTAGCATCAGCTTCATCTATTCTTCTTTGACCTGTTGTATATTTAGTTTTACCTGTGCCTTTTGCAAATCCTTCTAAATCAGTAGAACTACCTCCTAAGATATCTTCAATTTCATTAACACGAACTCCGTCTACATCATAATCTTCTGGACCAACCATTCTGTATTCAGTATCTGTTGCCACAAAATCTCCAGGTTTTTTAACAGCCTTGCCTGTTGTCTCATCTACAACTACATATCCTGGTGGTTCGTAATTTATTTCATAAGTTTCATCGTAAGCATTCTTACCTTCAACCTGTATTCTACCATCATCATGAGCTCTAACTTTTACATCTGGTAATTCTGGTATTTCTATTTCGGTAAGATCAGCGTCTATTTTTTTAGCTATACCTTTTTTAAAAGCATTATCTACAAAAGCTGGAAACCAGTCTGGCATAGTTGTAGTTGTGTTAGCTAGCTTAACAACTTTAGCTGATTTTGCACCTTTAAAAAATTTACCTACAATTGGTAATGAAGCTATGCCTCCCATAATCTTCAAGAAAGTTCTTCGTTTTGGATTATCTGGTCCCTCAGCAAAACCAACTCTGCCTCCAGAGTTATAGTTAAGAAATTCATCTATACTTCCAAAGTCTGCAACTCTAGAAGCTCTTTCAGCTGCTGTATCTGCATCTAGCTTAGCAATGTAATCCCTTAATTGTTGTAGTTGTGAGCCGAATCTTTTAAATACGTCTTTACTAATATTTCCTTCTTCGTCTGTGAACTGCCCTACTGCTTTATAAAAATCTTCTTCTCCTTTTTCATATTGTTGAGGAAACTGCATCTCATCATCTGGTCCTCTAAACTCACCTTCTTGTTGAGCCAATGTTTGCATTGCTCCACTCGCTTTTTCAAAATCCAAAGACTTTTGAATTTCTGCTGTATCTATTCCTGCTTTGGCTGCTTCTTTTTTAAGTCTAGCTGTTTCCGTTTCTCCAAAAGCTCCATAAGTTAATTGACTTGCTATTCTTGCAGGTGGTAGTCCTGCCTTATAGCTTAAATAACCTAATGGTACAGCTGCAGCTAATTCATAAGTTAATGCTGCCGGACCAAGCAATTCTCTAAGGATAACCTTACCAGCGCTAAGTTTTTTTGCTGCGTTTGCAGCGGCATTGCCTGAACCTTTTGCGATAGCTTGTTGTTTTTTAATATCATTAAGATAGTTCATTGGATTATCACAAGCACCACCTTCTGCGGCAGAGCACTTAAATCCAAAGCTTGCTAATTTTTTAGCAATATCTTTTATTTTTGATTTAGAAACTTTTTCTTGCGATTTCATCACAGCTTTTCTATTTTCTTCAAACAAAAATTGATCAACTGGATCTGATGTTAAAGTTGCTGTTTGTTTTTTAGCACCAAAT